CAGTTTATTAGCTGGTGCGCATTCAAGGCTTGCCAAAATCACCTTGAGAGTATCGTAAAAAATCAATGGGTCAAGCAGACAGACGGCTGGCATTACAAGGACGATGCAGGAATGGATGTCAAAGGACAGTGGCTGGAGATTGCAGGCAGGTGGTATGCGTTTGACGAGGCTGGAAGAGTTATCAGTAAGTGGTTTAAGGCTGGAGATGAGTGGTACTACTTAAATCCTGATGACTATGCAATGCTTGCAGGACGATGGGTTACCGTGGACGGGCACAGTTACTATCTTGAAAAAACTGGAGTTATGGCAGTTAGTGCTTATGTGAAAGGCGACAGCGGAATGTATCACTGGGTAGATGAAAGTGGTAAGTGGCAACCGGATAGGGATACGAAAGTTCTGGGTTTGGATGCATATGATGTAGCAGAATAAAAAAAAGGAAGTCTTGCAGGGATTTTGTTGTTCTTGCAAGAAGCGTTGAAGGAAATGATTAAGTAGTAATATCCATTTACGAAGGGCGTTAAGTAAAAAGGCTTAGCGCTCTTTTTTGTATGGAAAGGAGCAAATTTATGGAATTGAACAATGCATATAGTGCGGGGAAAAAATTGCTGTGTGGAGGCTACTCTGAGTACACCCCAACAGGTAAGGCGTATTTTGTCAAAAACAATCGCTATGGAAAAGTACCGCATATAGGCGATATCGCTTACTTCTATCATGCTTCGGCCGGAAGAGTTGCCCATGTTGGGATCGTAATTGCTGTAGAAAAAGATGGCAATTCTTACAGTATTAAGACTGTAGAGGGAAATACGAGTACACAAGCTTATGAGCGTAACGGTGGCGGAGTTGCTATCAAAGCTTACAAGTTTACAGTTTCAGATGTGGGAGGCGTTCATAGGATTAATGGATTTGGTACGCCTCGATTTTCAGAAGATACCTGCAGCGCAGAAGCACTTGTGAGTGTAGCCAAAGATGAGGTAGGATATTTAGAAAAGGCATCCGATTATCAGCTTGAAAGCAAGACTTTGAATAGCGGTACGAACAACTATACGAAGTACGGGAAATGGTATCACGACAACGGCGCATACTGGTGCCAGCAGTTTGTGTCGTGGTGTGCATACATGGCCTGCGTTGAGTACGCAGCAGCACATGCTACAGGATGGACGAAAAAAGATGATGGTTGGCACTACTCAAAAGAGGGCACAGAACTTAAAGACCAGTGGGCATTGATCGGAGAACGCTGGTATGTCTTTGACGGATCGGGGAAAATGATCACGGGTTGGTTCAAAACAAAAGAAGATGAGTGGTATTATCTCAATAAAGAAGACGGTACAATGCTTAGCAATCAGTGGTTTAAAGACGATAGCAAATGGTACTACGCTACAGACAGTGGTATTTTAGCTAAAAATGTCTATATCAAAGATGAAAAAGGCTATTGCTGGGTAAACCATGATGGCGAGTGGGATGGACGATATGTGTCACATCCAGATTTAACAGGATGTGAGCAAGAAACACCCATGAATAAGATTAAGAATGAAGACATTAACTCGTAAAAAAATCGGAGGGCGTTTCCTGCCCTCCCAACTGTGAAAATCGTAGTGAGCTTCTCTTAACTCTCTATTGACATACCACGGTCAATTGACTTGTTGTGGTTTCGCTCAAGCTCTACGATTCTAGCTTGCTAAAATTCGTAATGAGTAGGTCGCCGGTTCGAGTCCGGCTATGAGCTGGAAGATAAGCCTGCAAGCAGTGATGCTTGTGGGCTTTTTGCTTTTTTGGACAGAGTAGATTTTAATATCCAGTTGTCACCCAGTTGTCACCCTTTTTGGCTTATAAATCTAGTACAGATTGCATAAGGTTCGCTGTAGATTGAGAAGAGGACTGAAAATAGTAGGTGTAGATATTTAGTGTGGTAGAAACCCGAGAATGCCCAAGTAATGTTGCTACGGTTTTTGGATCAAGACGATTATGGATAAGAATAGATGCTGCAGTGTGACGCAAATCGTGTAGTGTAATACAAGTTGGTAGACGCAGTATATCGTCTACTGGAAGTGTCTGATTGTAGATTCGCATTAACCGCTTAAATTCAGTTCTAGGGCTGTAGATGTCCATTTGTGTACCATCATCACGCTGAAACACAAAGTCACTTTGACTAGAATGAACTTGTGCGGACTGTAGCTTTTTTGCCACACCCATTACACTCTTAGGCACGGCCACCAATCGGCTTCGTCCTGCCTTTGTAGCCTTGTGAATGGTTCGTCCTGAAACTCTTACTGTGGACTTGTCAATTCGAATTTCGCACTTGTCAAAATCAAAATCAGACCACAACAGGGAAATCATTTCGCCACGCCTTGCGCCTGTGCAAATCGCAATAAGAAAATACAACCGCCATTTTAGGGCTGGTTTCCAGAGTAGAGTATAAGATGCTCTATTTTTTTGATGATAGGTAAGAGGGGTTTCTTGGTTAAGAAATGCGAGGAAGTGGGAAACTTGTTCCACAGTTAATGCTTTTACTTTGTAGTCGGGATTATTTCTGGTTTTTTTGTATCTACCAGAATAGAGAAGTGGGTTGACTTGTAGCAGGCCCTCCTCAACAGCATAGGAGAGAATAGATGAGATGACGGCTTTGTCTTTTTGAATTGTAGCATCAGACAGTGGAGCACTTCTTTTGTCGGCTCTTATGTACTCGTTTCTGATGAGACGCTCATAGTTACGAATGGTATGCCCTGTGATGTCCTGTAAACGAAGATTTTTAAATGCTTCGCTGATTCTGCGATCAAAGATATCCTTATAGCAGACATAAGTTGTTGGGCTTAAAAGGGCAAAATCTTGCATATCCTGAAAATATTTATGGGCAAAATCATTGAAGGTAGCATATGCAGATTTAGAAGAGAGCAGATAGGATTTTACCTTCTTTTCGTAGTCAAGAGCATACTCCATTAGAGTAGATTTTACCTTACGCTTTGGTAAGTCTAGTGGAGGTTTCCATGTAGTGGATGTGGTTTTCTTTTTGCCATTAGCATCTCTGCCTAGATAGACAATAATCTGATAGCCTTGTCCTCTCTGTCTGATGGTAGCCATAAAGATACCTCCTTTTTGGGTATAAAAATAACACCTGTTGCAAGGTGCTACCACACATGGTACAATATAGCTTGTTGAGGGCATATCGCTGTGAGTAGTAACTTGTAGAGGTGTGTTTAGCCATCTGGTTATTTGGGTGGCTTTTTTAATATAAAAAATCTCTAGGTTCGGCTTTGTCCTGATACTGGGAGCGTACTGCTAGAGATTACTTATCCTTAACTGATAAGGCTTTCGCACCTCTAGGGTAGCATATTTAATGTTAAAAATCAAATACTTACTATTTTCCCGACTTCAGGAATATAGTGAATAATAAAAAATTAATATTATAAAACTTGACAAAACAATGTGTAAAACATAAAATATAATCATAGATAACTTGTGAAGGATTAACACTGGGTTCCTGAATTGGAGTAGGCTTAATGCTTAGAATTCCTATGTGCCTGGGGTTATCTTTTTTATTTATTCTCGAGTTTTTTCTGTTCTTTTTCTATCTGCTTAATACTCTTATCAGGTGTAGGTAAATCCTCAGGCATTGTTCCACCAAGGTCTTTGATAGTATCTCGTACTTTCTTACCGACTTCAAAATGCGTTTGATTTGCATTTTTCTTACCTTGTATATTTTCACGCCTTAATTTAGCTTCAGTTTGTGTAGCTCTAAAAAGATTGGCTGCAAGTTCTTCATAGCCCATGTGATCAAGTATCTGTTGGCTCTTTTTAAGGCCTTTGCGTTTATGTATATCTGAAGCCTTAAGACCACCATATAAACCTTGATAACCATAATTTTGGAATATTGCATAATCAAGAGAGGTTTCAACACCCGCATCTTTTGCAGCAGCTACAAGCTGTTTATTATGCTCTGCCATTTCTTTACGAATGGCAAGTCTTTTCTGATCATCAGTCAGATTTTCGTAGTTGTCTATTAGTTCCTGTTGCCTTGTTTTTACTGCAAAATATGTTTGTCCAAGAGCAATGACTTCTTTTCTACTATCACCATTCATCACAATGAGATAGCAAGCGTATCTGGATAACACAATATCTTGTATCTTTCTATCGGCCACCCCAAGATGTACTATTTTGTCTACGTCGACAAAATGGTCGTTAGCATTGTTGGTGCTTTGAGAACAGGCAGTCTTCGCCTTTTCAATAACACCGTAAAATTTACGCCACTCGGTATATTCAAGAACTTTCTGAAACTCTCTTGCATACCAAAACTCTTGTCCGTATTCGTTTATGTGCTTAATACTTTCGAATACTTCTTCTGTATAATTATTATTCATTTATCCCACCCTTTATAAGTGAACTACCCATCACCTTCAACCTAATTGCAGCAAAACATAATAAAAGTTATTAAGATGCAAGTATATCCAAATTCTTTTCAGAGTTTCTCTCACTCCATAATATAGGAGTGGCCTCATAATTGGAAATAGCTGTTAAAATGTTTTCCGGAATTTTATTTTCATCATTTAAAAGTAATATATACTGAGAATTTCCGCTTCTCGTTTTTTTTGTGTCAACCCATGAGAATAGAGAACTATCTATAGTAGCTCTACTAGGAGTGTTAATAGCATTACACAACCTCTCAGGGTGTCTTTTTGATGGACTGAATGCAAAATCATAGACGTGATCAAAGCCGGTACCGCCGGAAAACTTCACGTTCTTAAGACAATAAATATCTCGTTGAGTGAAGAACTCACTTATATCATCTATAAAAGTGGATGTCGAATGTGCCGGGAGATTAGAAAATATATTATCTAATCTTAGCATTGCTTGGATAAACATATGCATCCGTTGTTCAGGATTATGTGCAGAAGCTTCAGCAACAAGGCAAGTCCTATCCTCTAAAGTTATACCAAACTGAGCAATAGTGCTTTTTATCTGCTGAATACGCTTTGATGTTAAATTCAACCCTCTTTGAACGAGGGAATTTATAGTAAAACCATCATCTGTGAAGTAGACTTTATTATTTTCAAATTTAACATATAACTGCATAAAGTCATTCTGACTATCCAAAAATGGAGAGTTGATTTCATAGTACTCACCTATTTTCGTAGCATTGGCTTGCTCCTTTAACCAATCGAAGTACTGATTCATTAAATTATTTATTCTATCCATATATATTCCCTCCTTTCATTCTGTTTATAAATTAAAAGATACTTGTTCTGTCATTTTGGGCTTCTCAATTACATGAAACTCCTCTAAAAATAGCAATGTGTTTTTAACAAAATCACTATCAGTAATATTTACTGCAGGATATGCATAGTTTCGTCCATATTCTTCAGTATATATATGCCAGTGAGGTCCCTTAATAATTTGCCCATCAGGATTCATATGCTTTGCTGTAGATGAAGTATCTAAAGAAAGTAATACAGTATTATTTCTTTTAATTAGTGCAGTAAAATTACCTTTATTAGGATTTATTTTACCACGATAAAGAGATATTGAAAATATATGTTTCTTTGTTCTACCTTGCACATCAAACCTAATATTTGTCCCTTTCGATGGCAAATGAATCTCTTTCTCAATAGTTTTCTTTAGCATCTTAATGAGTTGTTCTGCTTCTTGTGTTGTTAATTTTTTCATCAAAACTTCTCTCTAAGCTCCTCTTGCATTATTTTCGACCTGATCGCAGTCGGCCTTGTCAAAATCTCTTCGTAAAATGTGCTTAATCTCATGCAATTTGGTCTTTTTATTCGTATCTGCAGACAAGGCAGGGTTAAGAACCACTGTATAATATTCGTCGTCTTCCATGACAAAGCCCTTGACAATTAAAAATAAAAAAGGCCGAGACAATCAGAAAGCTAATTGACTCGACCTTGGTCCCCAACGCATTGACTGGGCAACTCTACTGAGACTAATATAATCCTCAAAGGTAAGAAAGTCAAGCCACAGTATAATTATAATGTTTCTTTTCGTAGTTTTAAGCTTGCCCTAAATTGTTCAGCTTCTGGAATGTCATTAAATTCTACAGTTTTATCAAAATTTTTCTTGATAACTTCTTTTATTTCATCAAGAGTAACCTTGAAGAATTCACGCCTTTGATTGATCATATTTAACTTTTTATCTTCAAAAGCCTTATGAAGGGCCGCTTCAAGTGCCGGAGCATCATCAGAAAATATCATTGCGTGGACATCAAAGTTGAATGGAACTGAAGCACTACCGAGTTCATCGATTCGATCCATAGGCTCAAGTCTTCTCGTCATTCCTATTTTATATACATCATTTCCAAAAGCTCCAATATTAGAAATCACATATACATATCCTGCACGCATATTAGCTTGACGATAATCAACATCATTTAGTGCTTTTTCAATATCGTCTAGTTGGCTGGCTAGCTCTTTTTGCTTTTCAATCAAATCAGGATTATCTGGCGTTTTTTTCAACTGTTCAAGAACTTTTTCATATGCCGTATTATAGTGGGTTTGCTCTTTTTCAATCTTCTTCTTTTGTTCTTCAAGTTCTCTGGCAACTCTTGCTTGTTCTTTTTGTTCGGCCTTTGCTTCTTTTTGTGCTTCTTTTTCTTCCTGTTTTTTAATCTGGTATTCATAAGCAAGCCTTAGCTCTTTTATCTTGGCATCAAGATAGGTTTGCGTAATGGAAATAGACATAATTTTGCCAAGCTTAGAAATAGTGTCTGCTGATTTATAAATTCTACTTGATGTCGCATCATAATTTGTGTATTTGACTTTTGCAATTAAGTCGTCGCATTCACTGTTAAAGGCTCTTAAAAGTAACTTTTGAGTGTCATTCACCATCTTTTTCCCTTGTGCTGTACTACCATTTACAGTCCATTCATTATTTCCTAATACTGCTTTCCCCAGCTTAATTAATTCTTTTTGCTCCGCTCTGAGCTTAGATAAAGCATCTTTATAATCAAGAGAAGATGCAAACTCAAAAGTAGGTTGGTAGAGTCCACATTCTTGTGCAACAGTCTCCTCATCGAGCCATATAATGTGTTTGCTTTTTTGCTCTATTTCACCATTTAATTTATCTATATCCTCATTCATGCTAGAAATCTGAGCATTTAAACTGCCAATATCATTTTGTAATCTTGCAATCTCACTCTTGTGGTCTAGGATATCTTGCATCTCAGGCGTAATTGAATTTTTGAGTTGAATATACTCCTGTTCCAGTCGTTCAAGCTCAGCTTTGTATTGAGCCCCCTTGAAATTATCGAAAAAACCCATAATGATAAAACCTCCTATCATAAAATTTGCATTAATTTAATCTTTTTTGTCTTTCAATCTGTCCACGATTACTTTAACTGCATTTAAATCGTCTTTACTCACATCTTTAAGGGATGTTATCAGTTCTTTATATTCCGTATTATCTGATAAAAACCGTACTAGCTCTACGGCTTCAGGATCGGTGTCGGAAGTGTTAGTCTGATTAATAGTTGTGGAATTGTTCATTATTGGTATAACATCAAGTAGATACTCAGGCGTAATATTTAAGGCTTTTGCAAAATCATCAATTCTATTCAATGGAAATTGTCTTGTGCCATTAAAGTATCGAGAAATAGCAGACTTAGCCATACCTACTCTGCGTGCCAATTCACTAAGAGATATATCTTTTTCGATACAGAGATTTTTTATCATTTTTATTATCTCATCATTCGTTCTCATCCTAACATCCTCCCTTACATATTTATAATATAACACCGTTCTCAAAAAAAAACAAGAAGTAAATAAAACAATAATTTACAGTTGACAAACGAGAACAATGTTGATATACTACGCTTGTGTTTGAGAAAAGCACAAAGAGAAGAGAAAGGAGAAGAAGACATGGAAAAGTGGTATAAAAAAATAGATGAGCTCACTAAGTTAGTTAGAAAGCTCATCGGGTTGGCACTAGAGATCGGAACTCTCGTGTCCATAATTATGATGATACTACACAGTATCAAATAATGACATAGGGGCGAAAGCCCCGCCCCTTAAGGGGTACTATATCACTTTTCCGTGCTTGTGACAAGCACTATGAAGACATTGTTATGGAAATCTGTAAAATTGGCCTTTTATACTTTCAGATTAGTAATCATTATAATTGGCTTGTTTTGGCTGTTTCTAAGATAACTACAAGATACTGTCCTATCGGTATGACGGGGAGGAAGGATAGGAATATATAGAAATGCAATTGAATTTAAATAGATTAAAGGCGGAGCGTATCGCAAAAGGAAAAACACAAGAAGTTCTCGCTAAAGAGTTAGGTAAATCTCGTATTTGGTACTTGAAACGAGAAAGTGGGAGAGTGCCAATGGGGGCAGATGATTTAGCTGAAATTGCAACAGCTTTAGGTGTAGATAACTTAAATATTTTTTTTGCATAAATCGTTCTCGAAAAAGAACATTATTTGCAAGATTCTCTTTTGAGAACATAATATGCGACAAGGAGGAAGAATGGAAGAATTACAAATTTTTAGTAATGCTGAATTTGGTGATGTAAGGACGATATTAAGAAATGGGGAGCCAATGTTTTGTTTGGCTGATGCTTGTAGAGTCTTAGACATAAGCAATCCGAGCAAGGCAAAGACAAGGCTAAGAGAAGATGGGGTAACTACTAGTGAGGGCATCGACTCACTAGGAAGAACTCAAACACTAAACTTCATCAGCGAGCCAAATCTCTACAAGCTTATCTTTCAGAGTCGTAAAGCTGAAGCAGAGCGATTCGCAAATTGGGTAACCTCAGAAGTCTTGCCAAGTATCAGAAGGACAGGGGCCTACGGTGTGCAAGCACCAAGGACACTAAAAGAAGCATTGCAACTAGCACTTGAGCAAGAGGAAAAGATTGAGGCATTACAGCTAGATAATAGCATTAAGACACAGCAGATTGCAGAGCTTCAGCCAAAAGCGACATACTACGATCTTATCTTGCAGTGTAGAGACTTGCTATCTATGACGGAGATTGCGAAAGATTATGGTATGAGTGCGAAAGGCATGAATAAGAAGCTGCATGAGCTGGGTGTGCAGTATAACCAGTCTGGCGTGTGGTTTTTGTATGCAAAGTATCAAAGCGAAGGCTACACACAGACAAAGACGCAAAACTACAATAAGCCAGATGGCAGTCAGGGTGCGAGAACGCATATGTACTGGACGCAAAAGGGACGATTATTCTTGTATGACTTCCTTAAATCAAATGGGATACTGCCGTTGATTGAAAAGGTAGGTTAGGAGGGAAGAATGACAGTAAAACCAATAAAAATAGAGATAGTAACAAGCCATATCTCTGACATAGAGAGAATAGTGGAGGAAGTTAGAAAGTTAAGAAAGTCCAACCCTGACGAAACGTTGGAGGTTATTATCAGGGTTGAGAAAATGTGTTCTACACACAAGGCTATAAAGGCAGATTTTAAGAAGCCTCTGGATTACCTATTGCTACTGCAATTACTTGATCAAAAAACAGGAAAAAGCTTGGTGTAGAAAAAGTTGAAGGCCCGTTATTAATTGTAACATCTTTAAGTAGTATGAAGCCGTCATTCTCATTGATATCTTTGAGGCTTTGAATGTTTTCTTCGTATCCGTCAAGTGAAATACTAGCAAGCATCGACATTAATCCTTGTAATGTGCTTGGATTGGATTTGCTGTTAATTTCACATGGATATCCGGAGATAATGCCGGCAGCAGTTACAAAAACAAGTTTGTTACTTCCTATTAATTCACCAGGTTTGTCACTTGAAAGATTTGAAAGTGAATTAATAATGTGCTTTTTTAGGCTGATTTTAGTCATACTCATATTCCTCCTTTCTAAGTACTCGGCTTGGCAGGGCCTGTAAGGATAGTTTAGGAGAGATTTAGAGCAAAGTAAATATAAAAATAGATTTTAGGAGGCAAGTATGGAGTTTCCGAAACAAATAATGAAAATGTCAGAACTTAAAAAGCTTGGATTTCCGATACCGCTACTGATGGAGGCCTACAGAGATCCGAAGCAGAATTTCGCCACTAAGATAGACCCATCAAAGCCAAACTCAAAGATTATTTTTGACACAGTCGGCTTTGATAAGTGGATAGCAAAGAGAATTAAGATACAGACTGCAGAGTTTGCAAGTCAGAGGAGAAGGCCTGCAAATGGAGCAGGGTGGAAGATAGTAAGAGAGGTAGGATAAATGGAGAGGGCTAGAGAGGGTAACTAGATGAGTGATGTAAATTATTGTTTATTGTCGATTTCACTGGTGATCATGCTTGACGCCATTAACACAATGATAAGTGATGGAAACAAAGACTTAGATACAACAAGATTAAGGTTAGAGGCGATTAGAAAAGAGGCGAGCGAGGCTATTCAAAGACTTGACAAAGAAGCTGAGCTCAATGAATAACGGATGTAGTTATCAAAGTACACAACAAAGGAGGATTAGAATGACAAAGAAAGAATGGGATGAGCTGACTAAGAAGGATAGAGAGAAGTATTTAGAGCTGTATAAGGAATTTATGTATGATCGCCATAACATATACTGTTGTGACAAGTGCCCAGAAAACATTGACGATAAGCTTAAATGTGGCCACTACAACTGCTTGGTCACAATGCCACTGTAATCAGCTATAGAGAAAGGAGAAACCAGGAATGAGGCAGCAGTTAAAAGAACAATTCAAGACAGACTACATTGAGTATGTAGAAGTTGAAAAGAGCAGGCTTGAGGAGCTTGAAGAGACAGAAGAGGAGTTCGAAGAACTAGAAGACAGAGCGATATTAGTAAAAAATACACTTTTTTTCCTCTTTGTTTTTGTGATGGGTGTGGCCGTAGGGCTGCACCTGTAAAGAGGAGGTAAAAAAATGGGAAAAAAATTGGCAGTTAGTCATGCATTAAATCTTTCAGCTAGAAAAATCAGATTTTTGGAAGCGGTAAAAGATGTTTTTGAAAGCTTTGAAACACACACTTTAAAAAGCGTCAGCTGGGTTGGAAGCGAGCTGAGAATTGAGCTTGAAAACGGAGCAGTGAAAGTGATCAAAGATGTGGAGTGTATGTCACTTGTAGATATCGCACTAGAAATCTTTGTATATGCACCTGTTAGCTTACAAAAAAATCAGAAATGGATTTATGCTTTGGAATGGTTAAATCTTGTGAGAGACGAAGCATTGACGCTAAGTGAAACACCTATTATTCCAGCGTGGTATATCATAGATGCTCTTTTAGATGCAAAGGAGGAAGAAATGGAAATTTTTGAGGAGCCTTGGAAGGCCGAAGAACGCAGACAGGCAGAATATGAAAGAAAGCGTGCAAAATTGCCCTGTTGTGATAGATGTGGTTTACCACTAGACGGAGAAGATTATTGGGAAATCTTTGATGAGAAATGGTGCGAAAATTGTGTAGATGCTTGCAGAAAAAGTACAGATGAGTTTTGGGAGGAGTAAACGAAATGGATGAGGTAGTAGTACAAGAGCAGAGGAACTTGCCGAAAGAGGTTTTTTCAGACCCAGAGTCTTTTAAAAATCTGTATAAAATTGGAAACCTATTTGCTCAGTCGCAATTAGTTCCACAGGCGTACCAAGGCAAGCCGATGGACTGCACAATAGCTGTTGATATGGCTAATCGCATGGGGGTAAGTCCAATGTTCGTGATGCAGAATTTGTATGTTGTTAAAGGTAAACCGTCGTGGAGTGGACAAGCTTGTATGTCAATGATTCAAGCAAGTGGGCACTTCAAAAATGTGTTGCCAGTGTACACTGGTGAAAAAGGCTCTGATAACCGAGGATGCTTTATAAAAGCAATCAGGGTAAGCGATGGCGAAGAGGTCGTAGGAACAGAGATCACAGTACAAATGGCAAAAGCTGAAGGCTGGAGTAGCAACAAGAAGTGGGTGACGATGACAGATCAGATGCTCGCTTATCGAGCAGCAGCGTTTTTTGCTAGAGTTTACATTCCAAGTTCACTTATGGGATGTGCCGTTGAAGGAGAAGTGGAGGATAGTACTCAAGCAAAATCAAAAGTTGTAGATCCATTTGAAAAAAAAGAAGGTGAAAAATGATATTGACAGCTGAGAATTATTATTCCAGCGAGGCGGACAGAGAATATCTGTCTGTCTCGCAATACAAAAGTTTTTGCGGATCACTTGCACATAGTGGTTGCGAAGCAAAAGCGATGTCACAGTTAATGGAAAACTGGATAGAAGAAAAGAGCACGCCATTGCTAGTTGGCAGCTATGTCGATGCATATTTCGAAGGTACGCTGGATACTTTCAAGAGTCAAAATCAAGAAATTTTCACAGCAAAAGGGAGTCTGAAATCAGACTACAAACAGGCTGAAAGGATTATCCAGCGTGCGGAGGCGGATGCCTATTTTATGAAGTTTTTAAGTGGGCAGAAGCAAGTAATTATGACTGGAGAAATCGCAGAAGCACAGTGGAAAATAAAGATGGACTCCTATTTGCCTGGCATTCTAATAGCAGATTTGAAAGTGATGAAATCACTATCAGAGCACACTTATGTTAACGGCTTCGGGCAAGTAGAATTTGTTCGGGCTTGGGGGTATGACATCCAAGGTGCTGTCTATCAAGAGATTGTTCGACAGAATACTGGAGAGCGCTTGCCGTTCTATATTGCAGCGCTGAGCAAAGAAAAAGAGCCAGATATAAAAGTCATCTACCTTGATGATGAATTGCTCAGCGAACGATTAGAAGAAATCAAGAAATATGTTCCTCACATTATGGACATAAAAAATGGACGAATCGAGCCAACAAGGTGCGAGAAGTGCGATTATTGCAAGCGTACAAGGAAGCTGACAGCACCAATCCATTATTTAGAGTTATAGAAAAAGAAAAACAATGAAGTATTTATTCAGCAACATAGCATTAATGCATAGATTCAAATTTAAAATGGTATTTAGTACTTGATAAAGTAAAGGAGAACTAGACATGAACTCAGTACAGTTAGTAGGTCGCCTTGTACGCGACCCTGAAAACAGATATGCAGCAACATCAGGAATGGCGGTATGCCGTTTCACATTGGCAGTCGACCGCCGTTTTGCCAAAGAGGGAGAGCAAAGTGCAGACTTTATCTCTTGTGTAGCATTTGGCAAGACGGCAGAGTTTATCGAAAAGTATTTCTCAAAAGGGCAGAGGATCGGATTGAACGGACACATTCAAACAGGCTCGTACACAAATAAGGACGGGCAAAAGGTCTATACGACGGATGTGCTTGTAGAAAATTGCGAGTTCGTAGAGAAAAAGCAAGACAACCCTACTCCTGCTGCTTATATGGCTACAAACCAAGAAACACCGTTTGATACAAAATTTATGGACGGCGTAGATGACCCTGGACTACCGTTCAACTAGGAGACTTATGCAGATTCAAATTGACAGTAGAGAAAAGGCTAGAGCCATCAAAAAGATTGTCGATGAATTCGATAAGCAAGGTATACAGCACTTTATTTCTAAACTTTATGTTGGCGATTATATGTCCTATGACAATCCTAGGCTCGTGGTTGACCGTAAGCAAGGTTTAAGTGAAGTATGTAGTAATTTATGCCAGCAACACGAAAGACTGCGAAATGAGGCACTGAGAGCGTCAGAGGCAGGCATTAAGATAATCTTCTTGGTTGAACATGGTGGTGGCATCGCTTCACTTGAGGATGTCGCACGATGGAAAAATCCTAGAGGCTTTAAAAGAGTCCGAACGGACACTGGTACTTGGCACACAATCAAAACAAAAGCCATTACTGGTGAGACCTTGGCAAAGGCGATGAAGACCTTCGCCAGCAGGTATGGTGTCGAATGGCAGTTTTGCACGAAGGCGCAGACTGGAAAGTGCATCATTGAAATTCTTGGTAATTCTCTAAATTAAAGTGCCACAAGACAATTGAATAACCATCGGCAGTGGTGACTTCTGCCGATGGTGCCAAAGAAAGAGGCAAAAGATGAGATTAAGTAATTATAAAGAGATTGATACATTTAAGCTCATTTCTGGAAAGTGGGGAGTACTCCTTGATGGTAAGACTTATGCAAAATTCGAAACAGAGAAACAAGCTGATGACTGTATGATAGTTTTAGCTATGAATTTGAGAAAAGAAAGGATGGAAAGTAATGGCAGAACGCAGGATGTTTTCTAAGCGAATCATTGAGTCCGCACGCTTCTTACGAATGCCAGCGAGTTCAAGACTTCTGTATTTTGACCTTGGAATGCGTGCTGATGATGACGGGGTCGTGGAGGCCTATACGGTAATTCGAGCAACTGGAGCTACTGAAGACGACTTCAAGATTCTTGTCGCAAAAAATTTCTTAAAGGTACTAAACGAAGACATGGTTTCATATATTACCGACTGGAACGAAAATAATAGAATACGCCCAGACAGAAAAGTAGACTCAATTTACAAAGGTCTTTTGATCCAAGTTTTACCAGATGTAGAGCTTGTCGAGAAGCGTGAGAGAGCTGACTATAAAACATCTAAAATTACTTATAGAGTTCGAAATGTTGATGAAAAAGCGGTTAATACTGAACAAAAAAATCTAGGTTGTATGGATTGGACAACCAGCGGACAACCAACGGACAACCAGCGGACAACCAATGGACGGCATAGGATAGGTAAGGATAGGATAGGTAAGGATAGGATAGGTAAGAGTAGTATAGGAGAGGGGAGTGTAGAGGGGGGACGAACGAACAAGTTCGTTCTCTGTGAGGCTGATGCCTCACGAATTATTCACTCGTGGAACGCCCTTGGTGTGTCATCTGTAAAGAGCATCAGCAACAATCGTTTGACACTAGTGAAAGCTCGCATAGCTGAACATGGTCTTGATGCTTTCTTAGAAGCAATTAAGAGCATCAATGAGTGCCCATTTCTGATTGGTCAAAATGAAAGAGGATGGGTAATTACTTTCGACTGGTTTATTAAGCCAAGCAACTTCGCAAAAGTGTCAGAGGGCAATTACAAGCCCAGGGTGACACAATCTGTAATGAAAAAAACAGCAAGTAGTAACTTCACAGAGCGAAAAAACGATATTGATGCTGAGACATTGCAAAAAGTTGCAAAACAATTTGGCGTAAGCAAAGATGACGAATAGAATTAAGAACTGTTTTAACGCACAACAGTACGGTTTAAATCAAGTTTTATATCTCTAGTGTATTTTTTATAAATAGTACAAAGAAATAAAAGCAGTTTAAAAGCATTTTGAAGCGTAAAAAAGGAAGGAGAGGAATATGTCAAGTGATTTGAGCAAGCTAAAAGACTATATCAAGATTGGAGATATGGCTAACTACAAAAGATTTGGTACGAATGAAAGAAAAAAGAGAAAAAAAGGAGTTAAGTATGGGGATATTTCCAGATGTGACAGGGCGTACAAAATTTGTGATGACAGCAAAAGAATATCTAAGTCAACTGATAACTCTTGAAAGACTTATCGAAGCAAAGCGACTTGAGTGCGAAAGACTTGATGCAATGTCAAAAAAAGTGACAAGCGTGCTAAGTGACTGCAAAGTTGACAGTAGCCACAGTGATAGAAATGAAGATCTCATTATAAGAGTAATAGAACTTAAAAAAGACATTAGCGAACAGATAAAAGTGTATGCAGAGTTGCAAGCGAAGATAAGCAAAGAGATAGATGCAATAGAAGATGTAAGATACAGAAGTCTATTAATCATGAGATATGTGAATGGTCTGAAATTCGAAGAAATATCTGAAAAAATGCATTACGGAACAAGATGGGTGCTGGCGCTTCATCGAGAAGCTTTAAAAGAGTTTGATAGACTACATAGCAAAAAATATAATAATTGTAGAGCTTGAAAAATTAAAACAAGTCATATAAATTCACTTATTGACAATGCTATACTGTATGTGTAAAGAGTTAAGAGAAGCTCCTTACGATTCCACAATTCACCTTCTTTATATTTTTTTGGGGAGGGCGAGAAACGCCCTCCAATTATGGTGTGATGTGGTGCCTCCGTTGCTACATATATTAATTTTCTGAAGAGAGATGGTTAATGATAACCGTCTCTTTTTGTTTTACAAAGAGGGAAGTTAATGCCATATGCCGATAGAAACACTGGGTTATTTGAGGTAAAAGAGAGTTTTAATGCGAAGACACAGTGGTGTGGTACACAAACGCTTATCACTCCAAAAGGCCGAGAGACCTTTAGGTTATTATACTTACAACCTTAGTTTAGATAAAGGCATCTTAGAATACTCTAAGGTGCTTTTTTAATAGCCGTAATAAAAGTATTTAGTGTATTTTGTTCATAAATTTTCAAAATTATATTGACATATCGGACACGATATATTATAATATAAGAGTAGAAAGGAGGTGAACAGAATGGGGAAACGAAGTTCTCGAAAGAAGAGAAATAAAAAGACTCCCATCAAAATCAATCCTATTGTTAAACAGATTTTGATAGGAGTTGCAACTGGAACACTGGTTCATATACTGGGTAAGTTAATTGACCTGATGTTCTAGCTAGAATGGGGCTTGTTGGTGACAAGTCCCTCTCTAAAAAGAATAACACAAGAACCCATTCGAGTAAAGATGTTAATTGAAGTATTAAAAGTAGTTGCTAAAGTTATGCAAATCGCAGGCATTGTAATCATTGTTGCAAGCTTAGGCAGAGGATTTTGGTATCTTATCACAAAATACTTAGACAACAAAAGGAGAAGGTAATGGCAACGGCACAATCAAAGGCAACAAGAAAGTATGAGGCGAAAGCTGGTTGGATGTCCAAGACCTATAAGCTGAAGCGGGAGGTCGTAGAAAGGTTTGCACAGGCTTGTGAAAAGCAAGGTGTTAGTCAAGCAGGGCAGTTAGCGAGAATGATGGAAGAGTTCATCAAGGAAAGCGAATAGCGAAGTATAGAAAGCACTCTAGCAATAGGGTGCTTTTCTTGTCGCTCTTGAAAGATAAGATTAGAATTTTCAAGGTACTTCTGAGGGGGTGTCCCATATGCGGGGCGAGGAAAGTGCGACATTTTTGGTGATAAAGTATAAAAAAATGTGGCAATTCCTTCCTCTTGAGGGGAGGGGGTGTGAGCAAAAATGTATGTCAATCAAAAAGAGTTGGCCCATATTTTAGGGATAACAGATCGCCGAGTACGGCAATTAAAAGAACAATATGGGCTATTTGCGAATGCTGAGACTGTTGAAAGTAAGAAAAAATATAAATTAGACTCCTGTGTTCAAGAGTATATAGCTTATAAACTTGAATCTGAGGGACAATCTGAGGGGAGTATTGATCGTACAAAAGAGCAAGCAGAACATGAAAGAGTTAAAAAGAAAATTTCTGAGCTGAAGCTGAAAAAGCTTCGTAATGAGCTACACTATGCAGATGATGTTCAAGAATTCCTCACAGATATGCTATCTAATTTTAAGAATAGTATGCTTGCTTTGGCTCAAAGATGTGCACCACTCGTCGTTGGTGAAGATGATACCAAAAAAGTCCTAGGAATTATCGAAAAAGAAGTTTACTCTACATTGGAACAGTTATCAGAGTATGATCCAGAAGCAATTGAGCGGGGGCATATAGATGATGATGAGGAGGATGAAGATGATTGAGAAAGGAAGTTAGAATGTGTCAAAAATCAGTGAGAGGGGGAAGGCAAGAAAAAGAACAAGGGGGCTGTTTGTAAGGATCATTAAAAGTACTTTAAAGGCACCTGAAAAAATAACAGTAAGTGCATGGGCTGAAAAATATCGAATATTGGATGAATCGAGTAATTTTGCTGGGAGATGGAGCAATGATATTACTCCCTATCTTGCTGGAATAATGGATACTTTTAATGATCCTGATATACAAGAGATTAACTTTTGTAAACCAACTCAGGTCGGGGGAACAGAAGCTATTTTAAATATGCTAGGATGGATTATTATGGATGATCCAGCACCGACGATGATTGTTTATCCGGATGATGATTTAGCGAAAGATACATCAAATGACCGGTTGAAGCCTTCTTTGTGTAAAACGCCAGAGATAAAATCGAGGTTTTATGAGAACACATCTAAAGAATTGAACTTAAAGTTTCGTGGAATGCGAGTTTATTTGCGGGGGAGCAATTCGCCGAGTAAGTTAGCAAGTAAAGCAATAAAATATCTTTTTTTTGATGAAATAGACAAAATGAGTGGTGCGAGTAAAAAAGAAGCTTCACCATATGCCCTTGCAAAAGAAAGAACGAGAACTTTTCCGTGGAGTAAAAAAATTTATACTTGTTCAACACCTACTCTAAAAACGAATTATGTTTGGGATTTACACGAAAAAGCAGATGAACAAAGGAAATATTTTGTGCCTTGCCCACATTGTGAGGAACATATTTTGTTGTCATGGAGTCAAGTAAGATTTCAAGGTGGTGAGGATAAGACGAATGAGGAACGAGCAAATACAGCAGTGTATGTTTGCCAAAAATGTGGTTGTTTAATTTCTGATAAAGAAAAAGTGAAAATGCTACGAGAAGGGGAATGGAGAGCAGTTAAAAAGAATTGTACAGGGAAGGCAAGGAGTGTTTCTTTTTGGCTGAATGCTTTGTACTCTCGATTTTTAACATGGTCGGAAATTGTCCTTGAATTTTTAAAATCGAAAGATGACCCAGAGCGGCTTCAAAATTTTGTGAATTCATGGCTCGCCGAGCCATGGGAAGACACGAAGTTAAAAACGAATGCAGAATTGGTTATGGATAGACAGACTGATTTGCCAGAACTAGTGGTTCCATCTTGGGCTAAGATGTTAACGGCTGGAGTAGATGTACAAGAAAATAGCTTGTACTGGAGTATTCGGGCCTTTGGGAATTACTTTACATCACAAAATATTGCCCATGGGCAAGTGAATTCGTTTAATGAGATTGAAGAAGTGATGAATCTTGAGTATAAGAAAGAAGACGGAACGCCAATGCTCGTTCGTCTTTGTCTTGTTGATTCCGGTTATAATGCAGATGCAACTTATGATTTTTGTGCACGAAATTCTGACTTTGCTCTGCCAGTAAAAGGTTCCAGCAATCCAATGCAGAGTCATTATAAATTTTCTACAGTTAATCGTACTGCATCAATGGCCCACGGAATGAATTTGGTTATTGTTGATGGTGGAAAATATAAAGATATGATTGCTGCACGAATGAAAAAAGAAAATGGTGTTGGCTCCTGGATGGTTTATAAGGGTTGTGATGAAGAGTATGCAGAGCAAGTGACATCTGAGCATAAAATTACTGTGAAAAAAGGTAGTAATTCAAGCTTAATGTGGGTTCTCAAGCATTCGCACGCGGATAATCATTATTTAGATACAGAAGTATATGCGATGGCTGCTGCTGATACTTTGGGTATTAGAATGTCACACTTGCAGGATGAAATTCAGAAAACGAAACACGATAGTAATAGAGAGCAATCTCAAACTTATACAGAAGAAACTTGGATAAATCAAAATGAAAGGTGGTTGAGTTGATGGCACAAACAACAGAAATGATGCTTTCTGAAGTAGAAACTGCGATTACTACAGTACTAACTGCAGGTCAATCATATAAAATTGGTTCGAGGTCATTAACAAGAGCAGATTTGAATTTGTTAATTAAGATGCGAAATGATCTACGAACACAATTAACTCAGGAAGGCTCGAATGGGCTGTTAGATAATACATATCTTGCAGTGTTTGAGGGGCGATAATATGAGCTGGTTAGATGGTTTAATACAATTTATATCACCCGAACGAGCAGTTAAGCGTGAGGCATGGCGGCAGACACTTGAGCAGATGCGAAATTATGATGCAGCGAGCTATGGGAATGGAAGTGCAAACTGGAGATCTGTGAATGAGGCAGCAGAAGCTACAGATAGGTATAGTAGAGATATTGTTCGTGCGAGGGCAAGAGACCTTGAACGCAATTCTGATATGATGAATGCTATCATTGGGGCATACACACGAAATGTTATTGGTGGTGGGTATAATCTTCAGGCCAAGACGGATAATGAAGAACTGAATGCTTACCTAGAAAAGGCGTGGCGTAAATGGTGTAAAAAAAGAAATTGTGATGTAACTGGAACACAGTCGTTTTTGCAAATGCTGAGAATGTGGGTCCAACGGAAAAAAATTGATGGCGGAATTTTAATTGTGAAGCGATACACAGAAGGCGGTTTTGTGCCATTAAAGTTACAGATGTTTGAAGTCGATGAATTAGATATTAATCAACTAACACCTAGATTGTTAAACAATAAGGTTGTTGGGGGTATAGAATTTGATTCTTATAATCGCCCAGTTGGATATTATATTCGGCAATATAGTGTAGATGGAATGACACCTTTAGGATCAATTTTTATTGATGCAAAAGATGTCATTTTTCTTTACTCGAAACATAGACCCTCACAGATTCGAGAAATGTCAGATATGTCTCCTACAATCAATCGAATTCGTGATGTAAATGAGTTTATGACTGCTGTTTCAATTAAAGAGCGTATTTTAGCTTGTTTGTCAGTATTTATTAAAAAGCAAGTACCAACACAGAGCTTTGGAAGAGGCGGGACAATAGCCTCGCAACAAAGTTATGAAGGAAAGACGATTGCTCCAGGTATGATTCGTGAATTAAATGCGGGTGATGATGTTCATGTAGTGAATCCAGCAGGCCAAGGAGCAGATGCTACAAATTATATTGCAGTTCAACAAAGAATGATTGCCGCAGGTCAGGGTATTAGTTACGAAGCCACTAGTCGAGATATGTCAAAGAGCAATTATTCTTCTGCTAGACAAGGCATTATCGAAGATGAAATGACTTATGCGAGTGAGAAAGAGCTTTTAATTGAGGCTTTAGATGAAATTTATGAAAGTTTTGTAATTTCATTATGGTTGTCTAAGAAGATAGATATTAAAGATTTTTGGGAGAATAAAGATAAGTACTTTGAGCATATTTGGATTGTCGCTCCAAAGCGATGGATTGACCCACAAAAAGAGGCTAATGCAAATAAAATAGCACTTCAAACAGGGCAGAAAACATTTATGCAAATTTCAGCAGAACAAGGAAAAGATTGGAAAGAACATATAGATGAGATTGCAGATGTATTAAGCTATGGCAGAGAGAAAGGTGTTGATTTAGGAGGTATTATTTTTGGAAAATCAGAAGGAGAGATGTATGAATAAAATGAGAGTTAAGGCAAGAGCAGAGCCAACAAGGCAGATGACTAGGGAATTGACAACACATAGTATCAGAACGGTAGAGGGCACTGGAAATGAGAGGAAATTTATTCTGTCGTTTTCTTCTGAGGAACCATATACACGCTTTTATGGAACAGAAATTCTTGATCATAGTGAAGGTGCAGTTGATTTATCAAGATTAAATGAAATTGGAGTTTTACTTTTTAATCACGATAGAAATACCGTAATTGGAAAAATCAATAGGGCGTGGATTGAAAATAATAGAGGTCAAGCTGAGGTTGAATTTGATACGGATGATAAGTCTGAGATTATTTATCAAAAAGTGAAGAGCGGAACATTAAAAACGACTTCCGTGGGGTATGTGATAGATTCGTATGAAGATGTATCGGTAAATAAAACTTCAAAGGATGGAAGATTTAAAGGTCCAGCTGTAGTTGCTGTTAAGTGGACACCTTTTGAAATTTCGATTGTAAGTGTGCCTGCAGATCCAACAGTAGGCGTAGGTAGGTGTTTTGAGCGTGGTCGCTCTATGGTGTGGTTTGAAAAGCAACTTAAAGCTAATCAAAATATGATAGGAGATTGATAATGGATAAAAAAGAATTAAGAAAGCAAAAATTGGAACGCCAAAATGAACTTTTGGCTGATGCAAAGGCTAATGAGCGTGACTTAAGTTCCCATGAGCAAGATGAATTTGATACTCTACAAAAAGATATTGACACTTTGACAGCGGAAATTAATTCAGAGACTGAGCCTACAGAACAAAGAGCCATTGAGGCCGAGAGGGAGAGAGTCAGAACTATTATGTCTTTGTGTGAGGATTTTGGTCTTAACGCTTATACATATATTGAGAGTGGAATGACTATTGATGGAGTAAGGTCTGCGGTACTTACAGACTTAAAAAACAATAGAGCACCTGTGGCAGGAAGGGGTGTTATTGTAACTAAAAGTGAAGAGGACAAGTTTAGAGATGCAGCGGCAGACGCACTTTTGATGCGTGGTGGTGTAACCATTCAGAATCCAGCTGATGGTGCACGAGAATTGCGCGGTATGTCCCTCAGGGATATTGCTATTGAGTCACTTACGAGATCAGGTGAGGTGGGGCTTAATAGAAAAAGTTCAGATGAGTTGTATGGAATGTTGAGTAGACAATTTTTTAATCCCTCTGCTGCATTTCCTTCCATTCTTGACACGACAATTAATAAAGCCTATGTTGAAGGACATAAGAATGTCGAAGTTACTTTTGATAAGTGGACAAAAAAGGGTAGTTTGGCTGATTTTAAGGTGAACAATAATCAATACCTTGCGGGGGCTGCTGGAGAATTTATGGAAGTGCCTGAAGGCGGGGAGATCAAAGCAGATAAATTCAGTGATGTTAAGCGACCAGCAAGGCAATTGAAGACTTATGGCCGTCAATTTACCTTAACGAGACAAGCTTTTATCAATGATGATATTGGTTTAGTTACATCTATTCCTGCAAAGTATGCTGCAGCTGCAAGACGCACGATCAATACACAATGCTATCGAATTCTAGTTGACAATCCTGCAATTTATGATGGAACGCAATTATTTAGTGCAACTCATAAGAATTTACTTGCGACAGGAACTGGAATTACGAGAGACGCAATGCAGAAGATGATCACTGCTCTCGGAACACAAAAGGATGAGTTTGGAAACCCAATTATTGTTCGTCCAGGTACATTAATTGTTCCAGCAGGAATGGGATTTGATGTGGTAACGACTATCAATTCTCCAACCATTAATACTGCTGATAATCAGCAAGCCGTAAATCCACTGTTCCGATATGCATCTTCAATTCAAGTGATTGAGGATCCGACAATCAATGTTCTGAGTGGGGAATTTGGCAATATTATGCCGTGGTATCTCATTGGCAATACTAGTGATACTGACTTCATTCAAGTTGATTACTTAAATGGACAGGAAATTCCAACAATTCGTAGAATGGAAGCTCCAGGAACTCTTGGATTCATTTGGGATATCTATCTTGACTGGGGGATTTCGGTAATGGATTGGAGAGGTGCAGTTAAAAATAATGGTATTGTAGTTACTAATCCATTAGCATAAAACAAAAGGAGGTGTTAGATATGGCAATGGCAACATATTGGCAGAGAGGCGAAGCCTTAGATTATGTAAATAACAGTACAGATAAGCTCGCTGTTGGCTCAGTTGTAAAACTTGAAGGAAGAGTTGGCGTAGCTGGGGATACGATTATGCCAAGAATGAAAGGAATTCTCCATGTGTCTGGAGTATATAAATTTTCGAAGACAAGCACAAATGAAATTAAGATGGGAACCTCAGTATATTTTGATGACACAGGGATTACAGAAGCCTCAGGTGGAACACCAGCAGGTTATGCAGCTGAGACGGCCAGTGCGAATGCAAAGGAAATTCTTGTAAAGATTGGATAGGTGGCGTATGAGGAAGTTAATTGCAGTTTATCCTATTTTATACCTTGGATCTTTATATAATGTTGGTGATACTTTACCCACATTTAGTAGTGATATGGTGAATGCTTGGCTCGGTGCAGGCACGGCAGTATGGAAAGACACAGAGAAAGGAACTTCAAATCCAACTGCTCTGCCTGCTTCAGCTGAAGCGGGTTTATCTGGGAGAGTGATGTTTGGAGAGTCTGATGGTCAAGATTTAGTAGGGAAGGTACCAAAAACAGACAAGAGAAAGAAGTGATGTTATGTCTGTTTTTAAAGATATCGTAAAAAGAGATGTCCTAACTACATTTCTTAATTTGGATGAATTTGGTGAGAAGCATAGCATAGATGGTAATAATTTAGTGCTAGTTTTTGATGATGTGGAGTTGGTAAAGCGAGAACAAGGTCGAGTTATCACACAAGATTATGTTGATGGGATTTATAAAGACAGAAAAATGTTTTATGTAAATGCTGACGATCTTGAAACTAAACCAAGAATTGGAAGGATTTTACTTATTGATAACAGAGCATATCGAGTTACGGATGTCACAGAGGAGAGTGGGATTCTTACAATTACAGTGGAGGTGAATTCACATTGATTGATGTAGCGATAGAAGTCAAAGGAATTGAAGAGATTATGAAAGCCCTTGAGGGTGATGTGAGAGCTACTAAAAAAGCCTTGCGTAAAGCCATCAATGATACGGCTAAAGAGGCAAAGAAATTGATTGCCCACACCGCTAATCGTGAGTATGCAGGAACTAAAATTAAACTTGGAGCATTAAATAGTGCAATGAGTATTCAGAAAGCTACGATGGATAGTCTTCAAGCGACAATTAAGGCAAAGAATCCAGCAAATGACTTGTCAGATTTTAAAGTTACAAAAGGTGGAAAGAGAAGTAGCGTGAAAGCGAAAGTTCTTAAATCAAGTAGCTTAAAATCATTACAGGTTGGGGATATTAAAGCTTTTCTTATTACTTTTGGCTCTGGTCATACAGCAGTTGTTCAGAGAGTTAGTGGAAAAAGAGCACATAGCCGAAAAGCTGGGCGGAAGCGAACGATTACTAGACATAACATGGCATTAAAGGCATTGTATTCTGTGTCTACGACTACGATGCTTGGTGGTGAACATGGGTATGGGAAAGTACAAAATGAAATCCATAATAAGTTACAACAACATATTGATCATGAAGTGATGAAAGCTCTTACAGAAGGAGGAAAATAATGGTGTCATTTGCACTTGTAGATGAATTGGCTGAAGCGTTAAAAAGCGAATTAAGGGACTTGTACTTTGAAGATGCTTTTGGCGAGAGAACGAAATTAAAAATTTATAAGCAAAATTTATCACCACAAAGTGAAGACACTGATTTTTCACCATTCCCTTATGTTATATTGAAGCTTTTAAGTGGAGTAGCACCAATAGATGAGAGAGCTAGCAACGGGGAGGGTATTCGGTTACTTATTCTTGTTGGAACAATTAATCATGAAAAATCAGGTGATGCGGCTTGTAGAGATCTGGTTGGTATCATACAAAGAATTAAAGAATTTTTACAAAGAAAAGGTGCAATAAAGCACTTTATTCTTAGTGATGATATTGAATGGGCCATTCATGAAGAAGATGAGTGGCCTTATGCGTTTGGAGGTGTAGATACAAAATGGAAAACAAGAACGATAAGAAGAGAGGACAGATTGATATAAAAACGGAAGCGTTAGATAGGTCTGATTCTCGCTTGAATAAGTCAAATTTAGAGGAATCAGATGTAGTTTATGTAGGACCAACAATCAGAAATACGGTTACCACAAACACTGTATTTAAAAGTGGTGTGCCAGAGGCATTGAAAGATAAGATAAGGGAATACCCATATTTAAAAGCTCTTTTGGTTGATGTTTCTGATTATGCACTTGCGTTAGCAGAAATTCGTAATAACAATAGTGCAATGGCAACACTGTACAAAAAGGCAGTAGAGGAGGTTGAGTAATGGCATTATACAAACATGGAATTAGGGTAAATGAGGCTGCAACAGAGGTGATGAGACCATTGAAAGGAACTGCAGGGCTACAAGTTGTATTTGGCACCGCCCCAGTAAATTTAGCTGAAAATCCTATGGATACTGCAAATAAGCTATTTTACTGTGAGGATTATGCATCAGCAGTAAAGTTCTTAGGATACTCGGATGATTTTAAGAAGTATTCGCTTTGTCAATCTATGTTAGCAATGAGAACCTTGAATATTGCCCCTGTGCTTTTTGTTAATGTACTTGATCCAAAGAAACACAAAGAGACAATCACAGATCAAAGTGTTAATGTGACGAATATGAAAGCGGTTATGGATGACAAAGGAATTTTATTGGATACAGTAGTTGTTAAAAATGCTTCTACACCGTTGGTATTAAACACTGATTATGTTTTGACATTTGATTCTGATGGAAGATTAAATATTTCGTTGGTTTCAAGTGGATCAGCATCTGCTGCAACAACGCTTACAGTGACAGCAGATAAGATAAAGCCAGAAATGGTTACAGAGAACGATGTGATTGGAGGCTATGATGTAATTGCAGGGAAAGAAACAGGTATTGAGCTGGTCCGTCAAGTGTTTTTACAATTTGGAGTCGCTCCAGGTTTATTACTTGCTCCTGGCTGGTCAGATAGACCAAATGTGGCAGCAGCACTCCAGGGAAAATGTGAGAAAATTAATGGTAAGTTTAGCTGTATGTGCTTACTTGATGTTTCTGTAACCTCAGCGATGAAGTACACGGATGTGAAGAGGACAAAGAAGGAATTGGGGGCAACATCTCAATATGCAATTGCTTTATGGCCAAAGGTGAAAATTGCAGGTTCGGTTATCGCATACTCAGCAGTATTTGGGGCCCTTTGTGCCTATCTTGATGCATCAAACGACAATGTTCCAAACATATATCCATCGAATAAAGTGATTCCATCAGCAGTGAGCGGCTGTCTTGATGATGGTACAGAAGTCTATCTTGACGAGTTACAAGGCAACATATTGAATGCCGAGGGCGTCGTGACTATCATCAATCAAGTGGGAGTAAGAGCGTGGGGGAATAACACAGCAGCGTATCCAACAACAAATGACCCAAAGGATAGGTGGATTGCCGTTAGAAGAAGCTTTTGTTGGTATGAGAATGAGTTTGTTATTCGCTTTACAGAGAAAGTTGACAATCCAACAAATTATAGGTTGATAGAATCATTTATTGATGCAGAAAATATTGCGGGCAATGCTTTAGTGGCACAAGATAAGTTTGCGGGTGTAAAGTTTAGATTTGACCCAGCACAGAATCCGACATCCCAAATCTTAAATGGCGAAATTAAATTTACAGAGGCGATTGCACCATATACACCTGCGGAGTATATTGAGAACACATTTTCTTTTGACCCAACAATGATTACAACAGCACTTGGAGGAGGTAAGTAATGGATTATCCTACAACAATTAATGGTTTTAATTTATATAGTGGCGGAGATCGCTTAATTGGTGTGTCAGATGAGGTAAAAATTCCAGATTTTTCCTCGATGACTGCATCTATTACTGGGGCAGGAATCGCAGGAACAATCGATGTGCCAATTGTCGGCTTCTTTGACTCTATGGAGTTTTCAATTCCGTTTAGAACTCTAGCGGATGATACTTTTGAGGTTATGCAGCCTGACGGTCAAAAAAAGATTACACTTAGAGGTTCTATTCAAACAACAAACTTGGGCTCAGGAGACATTGACTATGTTGGAATGCGTGTAGTTGTACGTGGGTACATGAAGAGCTTTTCGCCTGGCTCGTTAAAGGTGTCTGATGCTATGAGCTCTGAAATTACACTTTCCGTAACTTATATGCTGATTGAAGTAGATGGAGATACGAAAGTTGAGCTTGATAAGTTTAACTCAAAATTTGTTGTAAATGGCAAGGATATGATGGCTAAGAGCCGAGCATATATGTAAATGGGGGTGTGTAACATGATTGAAGATGTAATGACAACAATGGCGAAAGAACAAGAAGTATCAATGGTTGAGGCAAAAGAGACGACAGTTGTTGATAGTGCAAGAACATTTGAGTTTTCGAAACCTTATACTTTTGAAAGAAAGATTTATGATTGTATTTCACTTGATGGACTTGATAGTTTAACCACAAAAGATATGATTGAAGCTGAGAAGTATACTGTAAGAAATGGGATGTATTCTGCAACACCTGAAATGACTATGTCTTATGCGATGTATATCGCTTCTAAGGCGTCGAAGTTACCAATTGAGTTTTTTATGACTTTGCCTCAAAAGGAAGCATTAAGCTTAAAGAATAAGATTATGGGTTTTATTTACAATATGGATTAAGTCATACTGAGGGAAGAAAGTGGCGTAAGACTTGCATACAACTCTCAATAAGATTACAGACAGGCTTAGATTATTTTCTAGGTTTGTCTGTTTTTGACCTAAGTGAGTTAATTGAAGACATGGCGGAGGTGATCAAGGGTGGCCAGTAGAAAAGAATACGAGCTTGCGATTAAAATCGCTGGAAAGATTGATGAGTCACTTGGGAAAGCTACAGGACTTACGAAAAAGCAGTTAAGTGAGATTGCAAAGCAGGCATCAAAGACTAATTCTACAATGCGTGAACAAATCAACAGTGCCTTTGAAGGAATGGACAAAGGATTTGAAAAAATCGAAAAAGTTGTGAAAAGAGCTGCAACAGCAGTGGCAACAATAGGCGTTGCAGGTGCAGCAGCAGCTACTCATGTAGGAATGGCTTTTGAAAGTCAAATGAGCACAGTCCAAGCGATTTCTGGATCGAGTGATACCGCAATGGAGAGACTTGGAGAAAAGGCTAAAGAGATGGGAATTAAAACCCAATTTTCTGCTACTGAAGCAGGAAAAGCTATGGAATACATGGCTATGGCTGGTTGGAAGACGGAAGATATGCTTAATGGCGTTGAGGGTATTATGAACCTTGCTGCAGCATCAGGAGAAGAACTTGCAAGTACTTCAGATATTGTAACGGATGCTTTGACTGCATTTAACTTAAAGGCAAAGGATTCAACGATGTTTGCAGATGTGCTGGCCGCAGCGGCATCAAATTCAAATACAAATGTATCAATGCTTGGTGAGTCATTCAAGTACATTGCACCTGTTGCAGGTGCTTTGGGATTTAGTGTGCAAGATGTATCTGTTGCATTGGGATTAATGGCAAATTCGGGTATTAAGGGCTCAATGGCAGGTACGGCTCTAAGAAAAATGCTCACCAATCTTGCCAAACCATCAAAAGATGTTGTTGACGCAATGGAAACTCTAGGTGTTGTCTTAGATGATGGGCATGGAAAAATGAAATCATTTAGGGAAATAATGCTTGATTTACGAAAAGGTATGTCTGGGTTAAAGGGAGGATCAGAAGAATATAATCAAAGTTTACAAAAATTAGATTCTGCACTTCAAAAAGGCGAGCTGAGTGAAACACAATATGCCCAGCAGTTAGAAGCCTTGAATATGAAGTATTTTGAAGCCGCAGGAGTAGCAAAAGCGAGAGCAGCAGCACAGCTGGCTGGACAAACAGGTATGTCTGGTCTATTGGCTATCGCCAATGCTTCTGAGGAGGATTTCAATAAATTGACTGCTGCTATTGATAATTCAGCAGGTGCAGCAGAAAAAATGGCAAATATTCGTCTTGATAATCTACAAGGAGATATTACGCTTGCAAAGAGTGCATTGGAAGGTCTTGGAATACAGATTTATGAAGGCTTTAGTGATACGGCAAGAGGGGCGGTTCAGCTCTTTTCTAAAGAAATTGCAGCTTTAACAAAGAGACTTTCAATATTAAGTACAAAAGTACCGACGATAAAAAGAGAATTGACGAGTGGTGCAGAGGCAGGTCTTGAATTTGCAAAACCACTACTGAATTTAGGAAGCTGGTTTTTGAAAAATCCAAGAGTGATATCAAGTGCATTAATTGGAATTGGTGCAGCGATGGCAACATTTAAGACGATTAGTACTGTACATAAATTAACTGAGGGCGTGATGGGATTAGCAGCTGCATTCTCTAATCCAGTGACAGGTGTAGTTGTTGGAACCACAGCGGCTGTAGGAGCAATTGCAGCCTTTACGGCAGCATACAAAAGCTGGCAGAAAGAAGTTGGACAAAAAAATTTAAGCAATCATTTTGGAAATTTAATACTAAATTTAAAAGATTTAGAATCAATTGCTAGTTATATGGTTGATAATGGATCACTCAGTCAGCTTGATGAAGCTATGTCTGCGTTTAGTGATGTTGGAAAGTATATAGAAAAACTTAATTCAGCAACAGGGACTTTGAAAAAATTAAACTGGAAAGTTGAGCTTGGGCTGCAATTAAACGAAGATGAGAAACAGTCTTATAAAGATGCTGTAGAAAGCTACATAAAGAATGCTCAATCAGCAATGGAGCAGGAACACTTTGCAATGAACTTGAATGTTCAATTAATGACAAAAGATGATTTGCAAGGACAACAAGTTAGAGACCAGTTTAATAAGTTCTATTCTAGTAATGAAGCAGAGCTTGAGGATTTGGGGAAAAAGCTTCAAGACGCTGTTAACACGGCTTTTGATGATGGCTTACTTACAATTGACGAAGAAAAGCATATTCAAGAGCTTCAACAGCAGATGGCTAATATTCAACAAAGAATGGCCTCATCTGATTTTACAGCAGAGCTTGAACTGACAGGACAAGGACTAGGACAACTGGATGCTGATTCTTTTACAAACTTGATTGAAAGCGTTGGAAAGGCAGAGGAAGCAGCAACAGAGAAGTATAAAGAGGCAGAAAAACAAGCCATAAAGGGGGCAGTTGCACAATATCAAGCTGGAGCAATTAGTAAATCTGAGTATGAGGATATGGTTGATGGTTTTAAGACACAATATCTTGCTCAAGTTGGAGAAATACAAGCTAAAGGGACAGGAAAGTTAGCAGAAACAGTTTTAAATCAGTATTCTACTGAAATGGAATCGTTGGGGCCTAGACTCAGTCAAGCACTAGACAGTTCTATCAATAATTCTTTTGGGCAATGGCACTCAGAACACGATTGGACGATCATGGCACAAGAAAGCACAGATGCTTTGATGCATTCGATACAACAATCACTTCATGTAGACAATGGAACTAAGCAGGCAATGAGTCAGTTGTGGAAAGAACTTGAACCAAGACAGGAAGAGTTACTTGCAACTGTACAGAAATATCAAGAAGCAGGACAACAAATCCCGCAAAGTGTATCTCGTGGGCTTCATGATGCTGCAACAGTAGGTGCAATGGCTGGAGATACTGATGCTATGTGGTATCTAGTTGGCGAGAGAGCCCAGAACAATCCACAATATGCTGCAATAATCCAAAGTATGCAGGCGAAAGGACAGCAAATTCCTGCTGCATTGGCGGCTGGAATGGCTTCTAATTCTAGTGCTGCTAGCCAGGCAGCAAATTCCGTATGGAATCAAACACAAGGTGCAATTAATAGCGTTTTTTCGAGACCAATTCTTGCAAGAGCTCAAATCAACCTTGTAGCAGCTTATTCGCAAAGTCCAAATGTTTTAAGTAATCAAGCAAGAGCGAAAGCCCAAGCTATAGTAAACCAGAAATTTGCAACACCATTTACACAGACAGTAAAAATTCCAACACCTAAATTGCCAGGTCTTGCAAGCGGAGGAATTGTTGAGAGACCAACTACAGTAAATTTTGCTGAAGATAGTCCTGAAGCAGCAATCCCTCTTAATGGGTCTGTTCGAAGTAAGTCATTGTGGAAAACTGCTGGAGAGCGACTAGGAGTATTAGGCACAGATAATTCTACTTCGAATTTAAATAACAGTGGGTACACAATTAATTATGCTCCAACTCAAAACTTTGCTGGTCAGGCTCCATCTAAAAGCGATATTATTGAGGCAAATAAGTTAAGTATGAAGGAGTTTGAGAAAATGATGCAAAAGTACATGAAAGACCAGAGACGGTTCAATTTAGCCTAAGGCAAACAAAGGAGCAGGTATGGATAGATATACAACGATTCAAGGCGATACTTGGGACAGTATCGCTTTTAAAATATATGGTGATGAATATAAGGTACAGTTATTAATGGAGGCAAATAGAGAATATATGGACATATTTGTTTTTTCAGGGGGGTTAGAACTTAAGTGCCCAGAGCTAACTCCTGCACAAATCATTGGCTTACCAGAATGGAGGTTGTAAATGCCAAGAGCTACGGAACTGAATTTACTTTATGAAGGCAAGCCTGCAAAAATCGGGACAATAGAACAATTTGAGTATGTAGATGAGGCGGAAGGTAAGTCAGATTCCGTTAGTATTACTGTTGATGATATAGATAGTAGGTGGAACAATGGTTGGACGCCAACACACTATGATAAAATTGCACCAGCTATCATTATATACAGAGATGATCTTGATTCTATAACATTACAATGCGGAGAATTTATAGTAGATGACTATTCACTAAGTGCACCACCATTGACTTGTGAAATTAATGCAATTTCCACCCCGCTGAACTATGGCTTTAAGGCTTTACCAAAATCGAAGATTTGGAAAAAAGTTACGATTAAACGAATTGCAGAAGAAATAAGCAAGGAGAATAAACTTTCTCTTGTTTTTGATGCAGAAGATTCCAATGTAATTAAAGAAAAAGAGCAAAGTTTTGAATCGGATTGTTCTTTTTTATCTAAGCTTTGTAGTGATTACGGGAAAAAATATAAGGTCTATTCAAGCAAGATTGTTATTTATGATGTAGAAAGATATGAAGATAAGGATATAGTAGCTGAAATTAAGCCATATCAATGTTCATCATGGAGTTTTAACACTTGCATACATGGAACCTATACAGGAGCTATTTTTTCTTATACAGATCCAAAATCTGATAAAACATATAAAGTTAAGGTTGGAACGGATGATCGAATACTGTATATGAATGAATCAGCAGAAAATAAGGAAGATGCAAGAGCCAAAGCACTAGCAAAGATAAACGAATCCAATCGAAGTATGTATTCAATGGAGATAAAGCTAAAGCACCCATTTCCTTATTTTGCAACTCAAAATGTGCAGATAACAGATTTCGGGCAATTTGTAGATGGAAAATATTTCATAAACACAGTAAAACATAGTATTTCGAGCGGTGGGTATGTGGTTAATTTGAGTCTTAGAAGGCTAGTTCCAAGGATTACAAAGTAAGGAGAGGCGTATGGGGGAAATAATACGAGTTGGAAGAGTATCAGATGTCAATTACCAGGAGGGGACAATTTCTGTATATTATGAGGATAAAACATCAGCTGTAACTTCATTCATGCCAAGCTTGTCAAATGGTGAATATAATATGCCTTCGGTTGGGCAAATGGTGGTTGTAGCACACTTATCTAATGACACAACAAATGCTGTTGTTTTAGGCACAATTTGGAATCAAGGAAATCAGCCTTCTAACTCAGGAAAAGATGTGTTTGGAAAAGATTTGACTTCAACGACACGATTAGAAGCACAGAATGGGGATATTATCTTAACAACATCACAAGGAAAACTTAGTATTAATGATTTGATGAATAGATTAGGCGATCTTGAGACATCTGAAGAAGGGGGCGAATAGGTGGGAGGAATAATACGGACAATTGGTAGTTGGGGAAACGATTTAGTGTTCAAGGTTTCTTCTAAGCAAGTAATTACATTTAAAAGCATTCAACGCACTGTCTCAAATCGATGGAGTGAACATACAGCGTTGTATGGAAAGTCAGCTAGAGAATTTCAAGGTGCAGATTTAGAAACTTTAAAAATGACAGTAACACTTTTTGCTTTTCTTGGGACTGACATTCCAAGAATTCTTAAAAATCTTGAGAATTGCGTGAATACAGGAAAAGCAAACTACTTAACTCTTGGCGGAAGAAAAATTGGTGACGGAAAATATACTTTAGATGAAGTTTCAGAAACATTTGAGTATGTAACTAATATGGGAAAACTTATTGAATGTGATGTTTCGTTAACATTCAAAGAGTATGCATAATATAAAGGTGGGAAAATGATAATCGAAGAGCCTAAAGTGGTTACAAACATAAAAGAAGATGATATTTTGTTAGAGTGTCTTAAAGTGCTTTTTAAAACCAAAGAAGGTGAATGTCCAATTTATAGAAAATTTGGCTTGTCAAATGTTTTTGTTGATGAGAATGTTGGTGTCACTCAAGAACTCTATGCACAAGAAGCAATTGATAAAGTGGAAAGATATATCCCACAACTTGAAGTTGTACAAGTAGAGTTCAAAGTATGTGATGATGGAAAGATCTTTCCATCAGTTACAGTGCAGAGAAAGGAAGTGAAAAATGGAGATTTTCGATAGAATCCCTGATATCAGCTTCATTGGCAATTTATCACTTGAGGATGAAGAAAGAGCTCTAATAGAAGCATATGAGAAAAAATATAAAGAGCTGACAGGAGTAGAAAAGTATTCATTACCTTTAGCGTCACCATATCGCTTAATTATTAAAGCAGTTGCATTACAACTATTTCAGGGATTTATGTGGCTTGACAATATGGGGAAGATGAATCTTTTAAAATATGCAAGAGGGGAATACTTAGATGAATTGGCAGTAGCGTTTGGAATTGTCCGTAAAAATGGGGAAAAGGCAAAGACTAAAATTCGTTTTACTTTGTCTTCACCAGTGGCTTCTGTAGTCACAATTCCAAGTGGCACAAGATGTACGAATGGGGTTATCTACTTTGAAACTACAGAATTTGCACAAGTAAATATTGGAAATACATATGTTGACATAAACGCAGAATGTACAGAAATAGGAGTTAAAGCTAATGGATTAACTGAAGGAACTATTAATTCATTAGTAGATTCTGTGGCTTATGTAGCAAGTGTATCTAATCTTACAGTGTCAAAATATGGTACGAATATTGAAAGCGATGAAGATCTAAGAGAACGTGTGTATCTTGCACCGTCGATATATTCAGTTGCAGGATCTTCAGCAGCTTATGAGTACTGGGTAAGAGAATTTTCTGTAAATATTGCAGATGTAAAGATAACAAATCCTAGGCCACGAGAAGTAGATATTAGAGTAGTTTTAAAATATGGTCAGGTAGCAGACAGCGATTTTTGTGAGAGGTTAAAAAAGTTTTTGGACAATAAGCGTCCACTTACAGATCTAGTTCAAGTGTCAGCACCAGATTTATTAAATTATAATATTAATGTTAAATATTGGGTGAATGCTTCAGATAAGGCAAACACAACAGCTATACAGGGTGCTGTGAAGGAAGCAATAGACACATACATCAAGTGGCAAGATGGGAAAATTGGTCGAGATATTAATGCATCAAAATTGATATCATTGATGGTTGAAGCAGGTGCAAAGCGGGTAGATGTAGTAGAACCCAACTTTTCTACAGTTGCTGATACACAGGCACCAAAGATAGGTACTTGTACAGTAACTTATGGAGGGATAGAGGATGATTAGTCTAAAGGAAAGTCATATTACAGATGTGCTTCCGCAATGGATGGGGTATGATATTGAAATTCGAGCATTAAGTTATGCAATTTCCCAGAGTTTTATGCGGTGGCAAGACAGAATTTTATGTGCGAGAATTGCTTCAGTAAATACATTGCCTGAAAGCGTTTTAGATGAGAGAGCAAAAGAATTGAACACACCATATTATGATTCTGATCTTGATATTGAATTGAAACGCTCACTAGTAAAAAATACTATATCTTTGTATCGTAAAGCTGGGACAAGATCGGCAGTTGAAGAAATGGTGAAGGTTGTTTTTGGCTCAGGGGTTATTTCTGAATGGTATGAGCATGATGGAGAGCCTGGAACTTTTAGAATCGAAACGACAGCAAATCCGACAACGGATATCCTTGAAACTTTTACGACTTTACTTAAAAAAGTTAAAAATGTAAGTGCATCATTAGAATCAATTTCTCAAGGAAGAAGACTAGATGCAGAAACTGAATACATTGCAATGGCAGCAGTCTATGCAATACGAATAACAATTAAATAGAAAGTGGGGATGGAATGGCTTTATTCAATCAAGTGGTAATTACAAAGCGAGGGCGACAATTAATTGCAGATGCAACAGCTTCGCAAAAGCACATCACATTTACAACTGTAAAAACAGGGGCAGGAGTTTATAACGGTAATGAAAATTTGCAAGAAGCTACAGATTTACTAGATGAAAAAAACACTTACCCCATCGTCGCTCTGTCAACTGTATCTGGAGACACTGTAAAACTACGATCACAAATTAGTAATCAAAATGTGACCGTGGGTTATACATTGACAGAATACGGTGTGTATGCAAAGCTAGATAATGGTGCAGAAATACTTTTTGGGATTTCAACTGCACAAAGTGCAGATTTCTTCCCCGCATATGCTAATTCACCAGTTTCGATTTTACTTGAGATGTATTTAAAATTTGCAAATGCAAATACTATTCATTTTGATTTTACTGTGCCGAGAGGGGTTTTTGCAGATGCAGTAGATGTACAAGAGTTAACGATAAGAGTTGACAGAATTAATCGAGTCCAACAGAGAGATTTACAGACTAAAGAAGTATTACTATTAGCTGAAAAATGGCAGCAAGAGGGGAATGTTTTTAAACAGGAAGTGGTGATAAATGGTGTCACTGCGGGTGATAATCCAATTTTAGTAAGGACTATTGATGGGATTCAAAACCCAACAGATGTAAAGGTGTATAATAAAAATTTCAATTATATTTATAGTGGTGTTACAAATACTAACACTGCTATTTTTTATGCTTATAAGCGACCTTTAAGAAGCTTAAAAGTCGGCTTGAAGGGGGTGTAATATGGGTAAAATTGGAATACCTGGCGGAGCAGGCGGGGTTACATCATCTGATGTCACCGCGGGCAGGGATCAGGTCCTTCAAGGATTTAAAACCGTTACGACTGACAGTGATGATGAGGTGGTAGACGGAAGCTTAACTTCTATGCCCTCGCAAGTAGATGCGTTGTCATGGCGATTTGATGGCGATAATGCATATCTTAAAATTCCACAGGGGGCTTATGTGACACAAGTGGCTAGCGGTGGGGCT